TTTTTGGTGGTCATAAAAAAAAGGAGCGACCGAAGCCGCTCCAGTTCTCGAGGTTTGGGAGGTATTACTTGCCGTATTTCTTAACGGCTGCGTCGACCTTTTTCTGCTCGGCCTGTTGATCTGCGAGGCGTTGCGCTGCTGAACGGTGGGTCTTGTTCGGTACAGTGCGTTTTTGCAACGGCTCGTACTTTTTACCTACGCATGAAGCGTATGCGGTTTTAGAAGACTGCAAATAAAGCTGTAAATCTTCTAATTCTATTTCGCAATTCTCCTGAAGAAACTGAGCTTTTTCTATGGCTGTCTGAGACATGGCCATACCTCGTTCTTTATTCTCTTCAGCTATTTGAACCTCCATTGCATATTTTGTGATCTGTTTATTTTTATTGGAAATTAAATATTCTGCCTGAGATACAAAACCTCTGGCAACATTTTCTTTCTGCCACTCAGTACCACCAAATAGTTCGATTAATTCCTCAAATCTGATGGTTGCATATTCTAGCGCATAAGTAACAGCGGTTGCGTCTGTCTGTGTTGTGTCAACATTGTTTGCTTCATCTAATGCTTTAGTATCTACTTTTGATCTAGCCATTTCATTCTCCTATATACTTGACTATGTTTTAGTTTGTGGCCCCAAATTGAACCGGCCGGAAGAGGACGGCAGGGGCGCACCTTGTCTGACTTTTCCCTATGCAAAATCTGGCTACAACAAGAATCGCCTATCCCTATTCTTGTTGAACTCTATGCCGATTGCCCTGCACTCATGGCCAATAGCCATGAGAATAATTGCAGGTTAACAGCAATCGGAACACTGGGAATGTGTGGTAGCCAGATTTTGCTTAGGGTATAAGTCAGCGCGCCCCTGTCTCCTCTTCCAACGTGTTCAATTTTATTAGTTAGTTAATTCGTGAATACGAATTCCGTTAAAAGCGGTTTGTGGGGTGAGGCGAATAGCCGAGGGGGATTTGCAAGTAAAATCCCCCTGAGCAAGTCGGTACCCACCCCGTCTTACGGGGCCGAGACTACAGGCTCGGTCTATTGATGGGTGGCGCGGTTTCCGCAAAGAAATGGGCCGCCCCCTATGGCGGCTACAGAAGCGGAAATGATCCATATGACGTTAGGTAACAGAGAAAGTTACGCAACGTAACAATAGACAAATACAGATAAAACAGGAAAGCGTGGGGGAAAAGAAAAGGGGGCAAGAGTGAATAATAACCTGCCAGTTGTAAGAAAGCTAACACGGAAACAGACAGCGTTAGTGGATACTATAGTAGCAAAAGGATGCAGTATTACTAAGGCCGCGCCACTTGCTGGATATGCAGATGGGGAGTCGGGAAGAGTAAGTGCTTGCAAGGCGTTAAAGCAACCGCATGTGCAGCAATACCTGATGGAAAGAATGAATGAGGAGTTTGGGCTAAGTGCTACAGTAGCTGCTGGGCAGTTACGGAGGTTAGTAACTGGGGCAAAGTCCGAGTATGTCCAGCTTGAAGCGGCTAAGGATTTGTTAGACCGTGCAGGATATAAGCCGATAGATAGATCGCAAGTGCAAGTGGCTGGAGACATACGAGTCCAGATTGACTTAGGCTGAATCCTGCATTTCGTATGGCGGCTGTCGCTTAGTTTAGTTAGGGGGGTCCAAAACTTAGCTTACTGTCGTGTTAGGTTCTCTCTCCCTCGTATTATTTTGCTTCAAGGTTCGTTTTTCTTTTCAGATTAATTTTTTTATGTTAAAGGGAATTTATGAGATACAAAAAGTTACCAGAGCCAACGCCTAAGAATGGCGATAACACAGTGGCTAAAGAGAAGATTAAGAGCGTAGGGTATGCCAGCGAAGAAGTATCAGAATCCTAAAGGCGGCTTGAATGCTGCTGGTCGTGCTTATTTTAAGCGTAAAGAGGGTGCTAATCTAAAGCCACCTGTTAAATCTAAACCCAAGGCTGGATCGAGGCGCATGGCTCGCAAGGTTTCTTTTGCTGCTAGGTTTGCTGGAATGAAGGGTCCAATGAAGGATGAGAAGGGCAGACCAACGCGCAAAGCTTTAGCATTAAGGGCGTGGGGTTTTAGAAGTGAACAGTCTGCTAGAAACTTTGCTAAGAGGCATAAGAAGAAGTAATGCCTAGTTCTAAGAATTACATACGAGATTATTCTTCTAAGGGTGAAGGCAAATACGATAAGTCGCCCAAGAGAATGAAAGACAACCGCGCCAGAAAAAAGGCGCGTTATTTGTTAGAGAAGTCTGGTAAAGCATCGAAGGGTGATGGCAAGGACGTAGATCACAAAAACGGCAACCCTAGAGACAACAGCAAGAATAATTTGCGTTTAGTTGGAAGGGCGCGTAATAGATCTATTAAGAGAAACAAGAACGCAGGAAAGGCATAGCTATGTGTTTTGGTGGACAGAGTGCCCAATCTATGTACGAGGAGATGAAACCTCCTACACCTCCTTTACCTTCTTTGAGTATGGATAGAGTAGACAACCCTCCTTCAGATTATAAGAATGTTCCAAAGCCAAAAAAACGAAAGGGTATGACACAACGAACTTCCCTTCTCAGCAACCAGACAACTCCGATGGGGTATTAGTATGTCACAGAAAAGAATTACATTACTGAAAAAAGAAATAAACGCTCTTGAGGCTGAGTTACAGTCTCTAGATCCCAAGCCCACTAGCCTTTTTAAACAAATTAAACAGGGTCTGCGCGTTGCCCTTACTGGATCGAGCAGAACTGTAAGGGGTAGATCCAACCCCAAAAGACAAAAAATTATTGACGCTATAAAACGCAAACAAGAGCAGCTTAATAAACTTGAGGATAAGATGCCTCAGCCTAAGAAGGGAGACCCTAATTTCCCATGAGTACAGTTAATAAAGCAGGTAATTATACTAAGCCCAAGATGCGTAAATCTTTATTCCAAAGCATAAAAGCTAGGGCTACGCATGGTACGGCTGCTGGTCAGTGGTCTGCTCGAAAAGCGCAGTTGCTTGCCAAGGAGTATAAAAAACGTGGTGGTGGTTATAAATGAAGGCATCTCAGAAGTCACTTTTTAACTGGGGAAAACAAAAGTGGCGCACTAAGTCGGGGAAGAAGTCTAGTGAAACTGGTGAACGGTACTTACCTAGCAAGGCTATTTCTGCTCTTAGTTCTGCTGAATATGCAGCTACAACCAGAGCTAAACGAAAGGGTAAGGCTAAGGGTAAGCAATTTGTGGCTCAACCGAAAAAGATTGCTAGGAAAGTAAAACAATATAGGAGTTAATTATGCCTCAAGGAAAAGGTACTTATGGTTCACAGGTCGGAAGACCTAAGAAAAAATCAATGCTAAAAGGTAAACAAAAAAATTTACCACCAGCATTAAAGAAAAAAATTATGGCTTCGAAAGGCAAGTAAATGGCTTGGTATGTAAAATCAACTGGTCAGCTTTGGATTGGTGAGACGCATGAACTTCACGGATCTACTTGGACAGATAAAAATCATATGAGTCACTCAGTTAAACTGGAGTTTGGTGAAGAACCAGTAAAGGCTCGAAGTAAAAAGGGTACTTTTAAATCTGATGACCCTTCTACGCCTAATGTCGATGAATCAAAAGCAAAACCCAAGAAAACTAAAAAATGAGTTTTGTAGATATGCTCAAACCAGAAGAACTTACTATGCTTCGAAGGATAGTTAAGAAGGTACACTTCCAACACTTCGATGAAAAGCATGGTAAGTCCTTTGTTACAAACAAAATGGTTGACGGTGTTATTGATAACATTGGCCCTGATGTTGCTGAGGCAATGATAAAGGCTGGAGTTGATAAAGGCTTACGCTAATGGACTTTACTGAAGTTGAGAAGGGTGTTTTAAGTGTTATGGTTAACTATGGGCCAAGTTGGTTTTTTAGGGCTATAGATCCTGCGACTCCAACATTAGATGGTAAAACGATATTTAGCCAAACCCATGAAGTAGATGGTAAAAACTTTTTAGTGCCTACAATTAGAATGAAAAATGGCAAGCTAAAAGATTATGACAATGATGCTTTTAAAGAGGCTGTCGATAATCAAGACTATGTTATTTTACCTGATGATGTAGACCCTGAAGCCTTTTCTAAGACATTAAGTAATATAATAGATAAGTTTAGAAAAAGACCTATCGATGGCGGTTGATTTTTCATATAAACCTGATGGTGAAGTTTTAAAAAACTTTATGAAAGATCATACTTTTTTTCGTGGCATAAGAGGTCCAGTAGGATCTGGCAAATCAGTGGGGTGTTGTGTTGAAGTATTTCGCAGAGCTTTGGAACAGGAAAAGAGTCCAGACGGAATTAGAAAATCCAGATGGGCTATTATACGAAACACAAACCCACAGCTACGAACTACAACTATTAAAACATGGCTTGATTGGTTCCCAGAGAACGATTGGGGAAAGTTCACTTGGTCTGTTCCCTACACCCACAACATTAAAAAGGGTGAGGTAGAGTTAGAAGTTATCTTCTTAGCTCTTGATAGGCCAGAAGATGTAAAGAAACTACTATCATTAGAATTAACAGGTATATGGATTAATGAAGCCAGAGAAATACCTAAATCTATTATTGATGCTTGCACTATGCGTGTTGGTCGTTTTCCTTCAATGCGTGATGGAGGCCCATCTTGGACAGGTGTAATAGCAGACACTAACGCACCAGAGGAAGATCATTGGTGGCCTATCATGGCAGGAGAAGTTCCTATTCCAGATCACATTCCTAGAGAACAAGCTAAGATGTTAGTTAAACCTGATAACTGGCAATTTTTTGTACAACCTCCTGCAATGCTCGAAGAAAAACATGAAGATGGGGAAATAAAAGATTACAAAGAAAACCCAGAGGCAGAAAACAAAAAGAACATGTTAAAGTCTTATTATAATAATTTAATACGAGGTAAGACTAAAAGCTGGATAGATGTTTATGTAATGAACAGACTTGGCTCTATTCAAGATGGTAAGCCAATATACCCTATGTTTGCGGCTGAGGTTCATGTTGGAAAAGAAGAAATACCTATAGCAGCTAACTTGCCAGTATATGTTGGCTTGGATTTTGGTCTGACTCCAGCAGCTACTATTGGTCAAAAGGTTCGAGGACGTTGGTTTATTCAACAAGAGATTGTCGCTGTCGATATGGGGATAGTTCGTTTTGCAGAAGTGCTTAGACAGGAACTAGCGACAAGGTTCTCCGCAGCATCAGAAGTTATTATTTTTGGTGATCCTGCTGGAGATTTTAGAGCGCAAACTGATGAATCCACTCCCTTTCATATTTTGCGCGGTGCTGGCTTGAGGGCTTTCCCTGCGCCTTCCAACTCTGTTGACCTTCGCCTTGAAGCTGTCTCTTCCCAGCTAACCAAGATGGTAGAAGGTAAGCCAGCATTTTTAGTTGACAGACGTTGCGCTCAACTGGTTAAAGGATTTGAGGGCGGCTATCAGTATAGACGCATGGAAGTATCTGGCGAAAGGTACTCAGATAAGCCAGATAAAAACATGTTTTCTCATATTCACGATGCCCTTCAATATATGATGTTAGGTGCTGGAGAAGGGCGAGCGTTGATGAATACACAAAAACCTGCTATGCCGATTGTAGCATCAAGAGATTTTGATGTTTTTAACAAAAGGCGTATGCCAGCCCGAAAACAAAATTTATGGCAAAGGATGTAACTATGTGTTTTGGACCATCAAGAGCAGAAAAACAAGCAGCAGCCCAACAGCGTATTGCGGCTGATGAAAAGAAACAAGAAGAAATACAGAAAAAAGCCCAAAAGAAAAAAGAAGATATTGCTGATGCAATAACTGCATCACAAGCAAAATCTAAAAAAGGTACTGGAAAAGGTGGCAGTTCATCTACAAGTACAAAATCTAAATACGGCAGAGAGTCATTATTTATGGCTGATGCTGGCGCACAAGGTTTTTTAGGAAGATATAGCTAATGCACCCAATAGCCAAAGAAAAGTTAAAGCGATACGAAAAAGCTAAGGCTTTTCGTGAGCAATGGGTTCCTCTTTTTGAAGAGTGTTATGATTATTCATTACCAATGCGGCAATCATTTTATTATGAAGAAGCTGGTCAAAGGCGTGATGAAAAGATTTTTGATGAAACTGCTGTAGTAGGCGTTCAAGAATTTGCATCAAGATTGCAAGCTGGCATTGTTCCTAACTTTGCTCGATGGGCTGATCTTGTTGCTGGTAGTGAAATACCTAAAGAACAAAAAGACTCTATTGATAATGACTTAGATCAAGTAACTGATTATGTTTTTGAGGTTTTGCAAAACTCAAACTTTAGTCAAGAGGTTCACGAATCATTTATGGACCTTGCCGTTGGGACAGGTGTGCTATGCGTCGAGGAAGGAGATTCAATTAATCCAGTGAATTTCCGAGCGATCCCCCTCCCTCAAGTCGTTTTAGACACTGGTCCTAACGGTGAAATAGACCACATCTTTAGAGAAAGAAAACATATACGTTTCGATGATCTAAAGCTTTTATATCCTGATAGAGAGTTTGATCAAAAGGTCCAAAACAATATGGGATCAGATAAAGAAACAACTGTTCTTGAAATTGTTTGCAGAGATTACAGTAAGAAAAATCAAGATTCTTTTTATCATTATGCAATCTGCATGAAGACTGATACCCTTTTACACGAAAAAAGTATGAGCGGTGTAGGTTCAAATCCATTTGTTTGTTTTAGATGGAGTCCTTCATCTGGTGAGGTTTACGGCAGAGGTCCATTAATAAACGCATTAGCAGCTATTAAAACGTGTAATATAACTGTTGAAATGATTTTAGAAAATGCTCAGATGGCAATGGCTGGAATCTATCAAATGGAAGATGATGGGGTTGTAAATCCAGATACAATAAATCTTGTTCCAGGAACTATAATTCCTAAAGCTATGGGATCAGCAGGTTTAACACCAATTACTCCAGCAGGTAACTTTAATGTTTCTCAGCTTATTCTTTCTGAAATGAGAACAAATATTAAAGAAGCATTGTACAATCAAATGTTAGGCGACCCTAACAAAACACCTGCGTCAGCAACTGAAGTAGCTGAAAGAATGGCAGATTTATCTAGGCGTATGGGTGCAGCATTTGGGAGACTACAAGCTGAATTAGTTCAACCTGTTTTGCAAAGAGTAATTTATATTTTAAAGAAACAAGGGCGTATTGAAATACCAACTGTAAATGGTAGGGAAGTAAAGATAAGATCTGTTTCTCCATTAGCGCAAGCACAAAACAATCAAGACATAGCTACTGTAGGTAGATTTTTAGAAATGGTTCAAACTAGTTTTGGTCCACAGCTAACCCCTGTTATTATTAATCCAGAACAGGTTGCTGTCTACTTAGCTAAGAAATTTAGTGTTCCTGATAGTTTAGTAAGAGATGAAGAGCAGAGAAAACAAATAACCGATATGATGCAACAAATGATTGCACAAGAACAACAAGGTCAAATGGAAGAGCAGGGAGGGCAAGTTGCAAACTAAAAAACTACCATCTTTAGGGATAGATGGGGTTCAACGTAATGAACAAACAGAACGGCAGATAAGTCAAAATGTTGCCGAAGTATTTAAAACGCCAACAGGTGCAGAAGTAATTAAATATTTAAGATCGATAACTATTGAATTGGTTCATGGCCCTAATGTTTCTACAGAACAATTACGTCATATCGAGGGGCAAAGATATATTGTTGGCCTCCTCGAACAAAGGATTCAACATGCACATAGGAGTAAAAACAAATGAGTACGGAAGAAGCAGTTGAAGTAGCACAAGCTGATGGACGAGATTTTGTAACAGAAGCTGATGTACAAGAAGCAGAAACAACAAATGATCGACCAGAATGGTTGCCAGAAAAATATAACTCTGGTGAGGATTTAGCTAAAGCTTATAAAGAACTTGAGTCTAAGCTAGGCACTAAAGAAGAAGATATTCGTAATAGTATTATAGAAGAAATACAAAACGAAGCATTTAGTGAAAGACCCGAAACGGTTGGCGATTACCAGATACCAGAAAATATTGATTCTGAATCTGCTACCGATAATGAATTGTTTCAATGGTGGGCAAATCATTCTTTTGAAAATGGATTTAGTCAGGAAGAATTTGAACAAGGTATAAACATGTATGCCGAAGCAATGATGAAAAATGCTCCTGATATAGATGCAGAAGAGGCTAAACTTGGCGATAATGCAAATGCCAGAATAGAAGCTGCCTCAATGTTTGCTCATAAAATGTTTTCAGAAGAACAGTTGCCAGCAATAGAAAGATTATTTCAAACTGCTGATGGTGTAATGGTTATGGAAACCATTATGGAGAAAATGAAAGATGGTTCATTCTCTGATAGCGGTCAACCTGTTGCTGGTCCAACTGAACAAGAATTGAGGGAGATGATGAATGACCCAAGATACTGGAAAGAGAGAGACCCACACTTTGTTAAGCAAGTCACAGAAGGATATCAACAGATCTACAAGTGAGCCAAGAATACTTAAAAGAGGTGATTTTTATTTAACCTGTTTACATTCTTATCATATTGAAGAAATTGAAAATAATCTTTCTAAGGAAAACAAGCGAGAGCTAATATTATTAGGTTATCCTTCAATTAATGAAGCATTAACCAAGATGTATCACGAAGCTCAAGCATATGTAGTTAAAAGAGAAGGCGGCCCGATCATTATGACAGGCGGCCTTTTCTTTAATGAAGACCAAGATACTCCTCAAATGTTTGCAATGTTTTCAGATCAAGCCTTTGAAAACTATATGCTTCTTGTTAGAGGATCAAAAATGCTTCTTGAGTATCTAACTGGCTATCATTCTAGACTAAGTATGACTATTCTTGGCGATTACGAGGGCATGATTAAGTGGGCAACATGGCTTGGTTTTGAAACTGTTGGCGTTTTTACAGTTGGTGAAAATAAGTATTATGAATTTATTTATTGTAATTTAGATAAAAATTGTGTTTATGATGAACCACAACGACCCGTAATACACTGATTGGCCCAAAAGGATACCCAAGCTGAAGTCGAAAAACGGACACTCGTAGTAACCAGAAACTTCAATTTAGGACTGAAAAAATGGCTAATACAATCGATCAAGCCTTTATCAAACAGTTCGAGACAGAAGTACACATGGCGTATCAGCGTATGGGTTCCAAATTAAGGAATACAGTGCGTACTACCAATGTTACTGGCTCGACTGCGAGATTCCAAGTAATTGGAAAAGGCACAGCAAATACAAAATCCAGAAATGGTAATGTAACTCCAATGGAGCTTGCACACACTAACGTAGAAGTCACTATGGCTGACTACTATGCACCAGAGTATATTGACAAACTTGACGAGTTGAAAATTAATATCAACGAGCGTCAAGCTGTTGCTCAATCTGCTGCTGCTGCTTTGGGTCGTAAAACTGATGAGATTATTACAACAGCAATGGATGCTGGTGCTAATTCAACTCAGCTTCACGATACATCATCTGCTGTTGAAAAAGCAGATCTATTGTCAACTTTTGAAACAATGGGCAACGCAGATCTTCCAGAAGACGGACAGCGTTATATCGCAATGTCTCCTGCTGGGTTTGCTGATTTGTTTGCTATAAACGAATTTGCTTCAAGTGACTTTGTTGGTGATCAAAACTTACCTTTTGCTGGCGGCATGACAATGAAAGAGTTCTTGGGCTTCAAGATCTTTTCAACATCTGCTGTAGCTGGTGGTAAGAATTTTGTTTATCACACAACTGCTATTGGGCTTGGAATTAACTCTGATGTAACAACAGAAGTTAATTACATTGCTGAAAAAGTTTCACACTTAACCACATCTATGATGTCTATGGGTTCCGTCGTTATTGATAGCGAAGGTGTCTATGAACTATTAGATAATAACTAGGAGGGTTAGAATATGGCTTATAGCGCAAGTGGACTAACTCGTTTGGCTGGTGGTTCTGGTGTTTCACTATGGCACTACACCACAACAGATGCTGCGGCAACTGTGGATGCAGCAAATTATTTTAATGATTCAGCTAATATGTTTAAAGTAAATGACATAATTTTAGCTGTTACAGCATCAGGTGGTACACCTGTCATTAAAATACTTTATGTTAATGCTGCTACAGCTACTGCGGTAGATGTTACTGATGGTACAACCGTCAGCGCGACAGACTCAAGATAAGGGGATGGGGGCTTCGGCCCCCAACTTTCTATGCCAACAGTTGCAGATACAGCTATTAAAATATGCTCAAGGGCTTCTATTCTTATCGGTGGCAATGAAATACAATCATTTACTGATGGAACAACAGAGTCAGAAGTAGCAAACGCAGTTTACGAAGATATCCTAAGAACGGCATTAACTAATACAAGATGGCGTTTTGCTTCAGACCAAGCAGTATTAAATAGATTAACAAGTGAACCAACAGGTCGATGGGAAGCTGCTTACCAATTACCCACTTCTTCACTTATGGTTCACGCTTTAACAGTTAATGACAATGTAATTAAATATAATACTTATGGTGATAAAGTATTTTGCAACGCTGCATCAGCAGATGAAGTTGTTGCTGATTATAATTACAGAGCATTAGAAAATGATTTTCCGTCATATTTTACTATTGCTTTACAGCACATGATTGCAGGAGCTTTTGCTATTTCTTTAGCTAGAGATGCTCAACTTGCAGAACTTATGGAACAAAAAGCATTAATGTATATGGCTCAGGCAAGAAGACTAGACTCACAACAACAAACAACTATAAAGTTGAATACATCACGATTGATTGCACAAAGGCGTAGTTAATGCAAAAAGTAAGAGTTGCACAAAACAGCTTTCAGTTTGGTGAAGCGAGTGCTTCTCTAACAATGCGTACAGATAGCCCTGTTTATGCAGGGTCAGCGCAATCATTACAAAACATGGTAGTAATGGCTGAAGGCGGTGTTAAAAAACGATACGGCATGAAGCATATATATGATTATTCCTTAACATATAATTCTTCGTATCCAGAACAATCACATCTTATGCCGTTTATTTTTGATAATAACGAAGAGTATATTATTTCTGTAGAGCATCAAAAGGTAAGATGTTTTCGAGTTGTTGATGCTACTACCGTTACTTTAGTTGCAACAATCACTGCTGATACAAGCAGTGCTGCTTTACCGTTTGATAGAGATTATTTACAGCAATATACATTTGCTCAATCTGGCGATGTAATGTGGATATGCCATCCATTGTTTATGCCAAGACTGTTAGTAAGAACAAGTTTAACTGCTTTTGAAGTTCAAACATATTCCTTTGATACTCGACAAGATGGTAAAAAAACTTTTCAACCATATAGCAGCTTTCACGATAAAAGCATACAACTTACATCAAGCAGTTTTACAAGCAGCACTACATTAACAACAAGCGCAGATTATTTTACATCATCGCATGTTGGAACAAAAATTAGATATCAAGGAAATGAAATAAATATAACTGGCTTTACAAATGCACAACAAGTAACTGGAACTATTGTTGATTCACTTACTATTCGCTTGTCTGTGTTAAATCCACTCAGAACAAGAGAGGGATCAAATGTTGTTGAGGTAACGCATATTAATCATGGATTTGGTGGTGGTGAAGCTTTTCAACTTGATACTGCGGCAGCAACTGGTGGTATTTCTTCATCAAATTTACAAGGCACAAGAACTGTTGGGACTGTACTTGATGAAAATACTTACACTATAACAGCGAGTGCATCAGCTACTTCATCGGAAGACGGAGGCGGTAGAGTTATGATTCAAGCTGCTACCTCTACTAACTCATGGGATGAAGCATCATTTTCTGCTGTAAGAGGATATCCAGCGGCTGTTGCTTTTCACGAAAACAGATTAGTTTTTGGTGGAACTCTTGCTGAACCAGATACAATTTTTATGTCTAAGATTGGTGAGTATTTTAATCACGATGTAGATGAAGGTGCTGATGTAGATGCTATTGTTTTAACTGCTGCAACTGGCAGAGTAAATGAAATACGATATTTAGTTTCGAATAGAGATCTGCAAGTATTTACAAACAGTGCTGAACTTTATGTTCCTACTTATTTAAATCAGGCAACAACACCAACTAATGCACAAATAAGACAGCAAACACCTTATGGCACTTCATTCGTAACTCCAGTGTCTGTTGATGGTGCAACTATATTTGCTCAGTCAAATGGCAGGATTATAAGGGAATATATTTATACTGACTCAGAAGATGCTTATACCTCTGTTCCTGTGTCAACAATAGCTAGTGACATCTTCGAGAGTCCTCCCAAGTATTTGGCTGTTTCCCATAGTACATTTGGATTGCCAGATTCTTATGCGGCAATGACTTTGACAAATGGCGACCTTGCTGTGTTTTCTTCGAACAGAGTTGAAAAGCGAGCAGCATGGACAACATTTAAAACTAATGGTTTGTTTTCATCTGTTGTAGCTATTGAAGATAGAATTTTTGTAAATGCTTACGATAGTGAAAATAAACTACAACTATGTGAGTTAAGGGAAAACATTGGTTTAGATTTTTATGTCTATGTTTCTGTATCGTCTAGTTTAGCTACTGTCAGTCCTTTGTATACTCATAATGATGTTGTGGATGTACTTGGCTTTGATGGCACTAATATTGATTCATTAGGTTCATTTACTGTTAACTCTGCAAACAAAATAGATTTAACTAATCATGCAGGTTATACCCACGTTTATGTTGGTAAAAAGTTTGATTCTAAAATCATTACAAATCCTGTTGACGCTACTCTAGGCGCAGGACCAGCAACAGGAGAAACGCGAGGTATAACTAACATAGTTGTAGATTTTAGAGATACTCGATCAGCTAAGGTAAATAATAAGCCATTTATTGTTGAAGAAAGTTTTACTGGCAAAAGAGAGTTTAGATCTTTGGGGTATGAAAGAAACCCACAAATAACTATTGAACAAAACGATCCATTACCAATGCAGGTTAATGGTCTAGTAGCGGAGTTGGTTGTTTAATGGAACCTACAACTATGATGGCAATATCAGGCGTAATGAAAGGCGTTGGTTTTTTAATTCAAGGTATAGCTGCAAAAAACCAAGCTAGACTTGATGAATTTAACACAGGCACAGAAGCTGTAATGGCTAAGGCGCAAGGTCTTAGAGAAAGCCGTTTGCTTATTGAGCAGTTTGAAGACATTATGAAAAGCAATTTAGCTTATACAATGACTAAACTTAATAGAAAAATAACTCCTGATCTTAAAGCTGCATTTGAAACAGATAGAGATAAAGTTGAAGATGCTGTCTCAGATGTTGATTTTATGACTTATATTAATCAGCTTGGTTATAGACAAGAAGCAGCAGCTAAAAAACGTAAAGGTAAACAGGCTCTTTTTGCTAGTATTCTGCAAGCAAGTCAAACAGGTCTTGAAACTTACAGTGATTATAAAGATACAAAAAAAACCACTTTATTTAAAAAGAAAACAGTATGACCATAAAAAGAATAGAAACAAAATCATTTCTTGGGCCGATACAAGTAAACACATCTTCTTCGGCTGCTAGTCCTATTGGTACTGCTGTTGTTAATTTTGCTGATAGTGTAAGACAAAGACACTATGACATAGCTGTTTCAGAGGCTAAAGAAAGTGGTCAGTTAGCGGCTGCTGAAGCAGATCTAACATCTATAACAAATATTCATAAAGATACTGGTAAGCCTGAAATAATAAGTCAGGCTTTAGGAATGGGCAGGTTTCAACAAGAAGCTTTTGAAGATGCTGTTTATCTAAGATTTACAAATACAATGGATACGGCAATCAATAATAAAGCTGAAGAATTACAAGTAAAATATGAAAATGAAAAAAATGCTCCTGAACTTTTTACAGAAGAATTTAAAAATTATCTTGAAGGCTTAGGCAGTAACGCAAAAGGTTTTTACAAACAATATATTATTGATCGTGGTGGAAGCTATTTAGAAAATAAAAGAACTCAATTAGAAATTGATAGAACAAGGCGTATTTATCAAGAAACTTTAAAACAAAAAGAAGAAATAAAAAATAAAGCATTAGAGTCAGCTTTCAATCTTGGTTTTTCTGGCGATTATGCTCAAATGTCAAATGAGCGTCTTCGTCTAGGTCATGCTATGACTGTCTTTGATAAAGTTGGTGGTCTTAAAAAAAACGAGCAGCAAGAATTTGAAAGAGATCATAGGCTTAAAATTGTTCAAGGTATTATTGCTCGACTTCTGCAAAAAGAAGATGTTGCAACTGAAAGTGATAAAATATTTCAATACTTTCAAAGTATGGGCAGTAAACATCTTTATAACAGGCTTTCACCTGCTGCAAAAGATGCAATTAAAGAAATAAAAAATGTAGTTGGTCCAACAGCCCCATCAGATTTTTTAAAAATAGCTCAAGATAATCAAGCTTCTTTTGAAAATGCAGAAGCATCAGGTAATCAAATCACTTTATTTGAGCAAGAAAAACAAGCTCAGATTGAAGCTATGGGAAAAGCATTAGCTGAAGAAAAGAAAAGAAGAAGAACATTAGGAATTGATAATGCAACAAGCTATATTGTTAAAAATATAGAATCTGATCAGTATAGGAATTGGGGAACTGTTGGATCGATAACATCTTTAAGACAACAAATTACTTATTTAAATTCTTTAGATTCTACTATTGGTTCTTCTAATGAATTTAATTCAGAAAAACATAATAAACTTTTAAAACAAATAGAAGCAGCAAAAGATCAAATAGCTGAAGGTCTTGTTCAAAGATTAATGATGTCTTCTGATGGTCAAAAAAATGCAGAAGAAATCAAAAACATTTTTGAAAGTGGTAATTATTATAGTCTTTCTCAGTTTATGCCTTCATTGCATATGAATTTGTTTAAAGATGTTGCCGATTCAGATAATAAAAAAGCTTTTATGGATATCGCTTCTGGTACTCAAAAAAATGTAAAATTAGATTACGATAGAAAATTAGAAGCAATAAGTTTGCAATTAGATAATGATGCTCGAGCTATGAAAGAATTAGCTGCTGATCCTAGTTCAACTTATACGCAACTAGAAATGGCTCAAGTAGGGCTTTCTCGTAAATATGAAAACATAAAAGATAGTAAAATAGTAAAACAATTAAATAGTATTATTGAAGAAAACCTATCTGAAAAAAATACCAAACTTCAAGAACAACAAAATGAAGAATTTGATGTTACTTCTACAAGAATAGCACAAGCAACAGATACAGAAAATTTTATTAGAAACATAGATGAAGTTCAAAAACTGGGCAAAACTTTAAATATCGATAGAGAAAGTATTAAAACTGCTATTCAGAATATATTTGATCAAGCAACATTAGATAGATTTTCTATTGGTGTAAGCGCAAAAGCTACTGAAGAAAATGTAAATTTTCTAAACGCATTAGCAAGTCATGTAAATCCTAAAGGAACAACATTTTCTAGTCAATTAAATGCTGAAACAAGAAAAAGTATAGATGCACTTTTAAATGATTCTTATACTTCTAATGGTGAAACATACCTTGTTGATCGAGATAAAGTTTATAATCTTGTTAAGAGTGTTTTATCTGATGCAGAAAGACAACTTGCAAATGATAAAAAGGTTGCCGCACAACAGAGAACAGATTCCTATATTGATAGTGGTGTTTTTGTTCCAACTTTATACACAAGTGTAGACGGTCGGGCAAATTTAAGAAGTTCTTTAGAAAGACTTAGTGGTGGTCCAATACATCCTGATACTTTTATATTTTCTGATGCTGAACGTGCAGAAATGTCAGACGAACAAAAATTACTTCTTGATAAACAATACAAATTAATGAAGCAGTCAGGAAATATTACAGAAGAATTTAACAATGCTTTTATTAGATTAGAAAATAATAATTTAGGGCAAGGTCAATCTGAGGCTTTTTTTAGAAATGTAAGAGAATTTGGCATTGTTGATTCTGGTGGCAGTTTTAATTTAAAGCCAGCAGTATATCAAGTCTTAGGTCCAGATGCTGCAAATCGTTTAAAAGCATATTATCATTTGTACACATTTTTTCCTGAGCCTGTTAGAGAAAGCATGTTGGCACAAGTAATAGATCGAAGGTTAGATACACCTATATCGGCAGATGATTTTAAAACTAGAGCTGGTTATAAATCACCATTAGCTTTAATTAATGATATTGCTGCTATACCAGATGAAATACAAACAGAATTTACAGAAATAGCAGAGTTACTTGTACCTGTTCATGGTAAAAATACCAAACATGTTATTGCTAATATGATTGACGCTAGATTTACTAGCAATGCTAATATGTATTCACCTATAACTAATTCATCTTTAGTACCAAATGATTTTGGTTCTACAAAAGACGAGCTTGCTCCTTATCTCTATGCAATAAATATGAAAGTTGATGATTTAAAATCAACAAACCCTCAAGCTAGATACTTTTTTGATCCAGATTCTAAAGTAACTGTTGAAGATATATCTGCTGGTCAAGCATTTTTTATTAAGCAAATGCCTAAAGATTTATTTTTTGGCAATGAAACAGAGGAAGTTGCTAGAATAAATGCTGGCGAACAAAGAGTTGTATTTGGGCCAACATTGCAGTCAAGTGCAGCGTTTCCTCAAGGTCAATTATATGCTATTGTTTCTGGCAGTGGTGCTATTCAACCAATACCTAATACTGTTTTTGATTTAAAAACAGATTGGCTTTTAAATGGTTTTGAAGAGTATGGAAAATTCAAAACGCAACAAGATTTAAATGAAAAAGAGAAGGCAAAAAAATTACCTGCTTTCGTATTTTAACGTAGAGTTTATTTATGACTTATTCTTATGCTCCAGTTTCAAGTGGCCCAATGCAATCAAGGCCTACTGTGTCTTCTGTTGCTTATGCACAAATAAGTAGATTTAAAGACCCTATTTTAGCAGCACCTTATTTTTTACAAGATTGGTTTGAAGAAAGAGAAGAGTTTGATCGAACTATTGAACCAATATTTGAACCATTAGCTGAAGATTTGCGTTTAACAAAAACAGAAGCATTGTTTGAAAAAAAGAAAGAACTGCACCTAAAAGATCTTGCTGATCGAAATGTTTTTCAAAATGCTACTTTAGGTCAGAATGTTGTTGCAGCTTTTGCAAATCCAACATCATATGTACCTATATTTAGAGCCTTAAAAGCAACTACAATACTAGGTGGTGCAACAAACTTTTCTTTAACTGCTGGTGCAATTTCTTTAGCAGAAGAAACACCAAGAGCTTTTGTGTATGAGACTTTTGATCCTGTTGAGTCAGGGTTTTATGTAGCTTCTAATACAGCGTTAGGTTTTTTGTTTGGTGGTGGAGTTAAAATTGCACAGAAATCTATTACTAATGTATTTGATACAAGTCATAGAGCATTAAATTTACACGCTCAAACTATAAGAGAACAAGAAATCTTTCTTAAAAAAGAAAAAGATCTACCAGAATTAGCAAAGCGTGTAAGAAAAAAATATGCTAAACAAAGTGATATACAATTAAGAGCTAGAGCTATGGCTTTACACGGTCAAGCTATAGGTAAACAAAAATTTGTAGATAGAATTTTAAGAGGTAATGCTCCAAAAGATTTTGATGCTAATCCAAAAGCTATTGAAACAATTCAACGCGAAATAGCTAGTCTTATAAAAATAAGAGACGACTTAAATACTGAGTTAGCAGCTAGAAGATTAGATAAAGGATTATCTAGAGTTGATAATCCCTACAGTTTAGCAAAAAGTTTTTACGATGTGATTGATTTTATGCCAACTCCAATGAAAACTATTTTACGCAGAACTGCTGATAAAAATGCTCCAAGAAAATTTAAAAACGCATTAAATAATTTTCATCGAACAGCTTTAACAATAGCTGGTGATGGTTCAATGTTATTAACAGGTCAAAAGTTTGGCCTTACAATACCAGCAAGTGTTGCAATTAAAAATAATTTAAGAAGATCAGATCTTTATTCTTTTGAAAAAAACATAACTGCGCTTTGGCAAAAAAACTATGATATGAAAGAAACTATGTTCTTTCCCGAAACGCGGCAAAAAACAAGCGGTAAAGGTGTTGCTTTAGATGATTGGATAGATGATTTAAATATTCGCAGAATTACTGGAGACACAAATTTTAATACTCAAGAAGCTGCTGCTGTTGAGTTGTTAGAAAGATATTTTGCAAAAATGAAAAAAGAAGGTGTTGATTCTGGAGTTTTAGGATCAACTGGATTTTTAGGTCAGCGTGTTATTGCTAAAGAAGTTGAGATTGATTTAGCTAATGATAAATTAGCTTTGGTAAATGCTAAAGAAATGCCTAAAAGTCTTGAAGGGCAAGAACGTTTAATAGAACAAAGAAAATATTGGAAAGAAAGAATCGATGGTCTTCGAGAAGAATTAGCAGAACTTAGTCAAAATTTAGAATATTTAAAAAAAGCTGAATTTAGACCTTCTGGACCAGAAGAACCATTTTTTATGAGAGAGTTTGATACAGAAGCTATTTTAATTGATGAACGTGGTCCTAAATTATTTAGACAAAAGTTGTTAGCTCACGTTAGAGATAATCCAAATGGTTTTGAGTACAATAAAAAAAGTGGTTTATGGGAGCCAAAAGACTTTAAAGATAAACCTGCTGCTCAAAGCAATTATGTTGATTCTATAATAAGAGGTATTTTAGCTGATCCTGATGGAACTGCTGTTACTTCTAGGCAAAGTGTTCATTATCCTAGTAGAAGTTTAACAATAGGTAATAAAGAAATATTACCTTTTATAAACACAAGCGTAAGAGATATTGTTCGTAAATATAATGTTAGAATGGGATCTAAAATAGATTTTGCTAATGCTTTTAATAATAGAACATTTAAAGAAGTTGCTGATGAAGTAACAGATGATTTAGTTACTAACGGAATGACTGTTAGAGAAGCAAATGAGCTAAGAAAAAATTTAACTATATTATATAGAAGAGTAACTGCAACTTCGATAAGTGACCCTACAAGTCTTACCAATCGTTCTGTGCAATTTTTAAAAGAATTTACTTCATTAAATTATTTAGGTTCTGCTGGTCCTACTGCTTTAGGCGATATTCCTAAAGTAATAATGGAACAAGGTTTTAGACCAATGCTTAAAGGATTAATTAATATATTTGATGATCCTAATTGGGAAAAACAATTTTACCAAGTTAAAGAAATTTATGGTGAAGCTCTTGAGTTATCTTTAGGTTTTGTTCAAAGACAAATTTTAGAAGATTCTGGTTCTGTAGTTGGTAGTAAATCTTGGGATTCTATTAAACAAGGTGGTTTTATATTAAATGGCCTTGGGCCAATGACTGTTGGTTTAAAAGGTTTGAGTGGTGTACTTTCTGTACATAGATTTGTTGATGTTTCTTTGCGTGTGGCTGATGGTTCAGCGTCTAAGTTTGATTTAGAATATTTAGCACGGCATGGCATTGATGTTTTAGTTGCAAAAGAAATAGCTAAAGCACCTATTCAACGAAGCAAAGGATTAATAATTGCAAATATAGAAGAGTGGTCTGAAAAAGGTATTAGTTTAGAAACTCAAGTTAAATTTAAAGCTGCTGTTAATCAGTCTATTAATAACACAATACTTAGTTCTTCTCCAGCAACACGTTTTACTTATGCAGATGGTTCTGTATTTTTACCTAATAATCAAGCGACTCGTTTATTTCCATTTTTTAAAGAAGATCCAGAATTTCCAGGCTATGTGCGTTTAGAATCAGGCGTAATGACTTTACCATTTCAGTTTTATAACTGGTCAATGTCTGCTGCTACAAATATTTTACACACTGCGGCTCAAGGTCAGATTAAAAATAGATATGGTGGTTTTGCTGCAATGCTTGCTATTGGTTATTTAATGGCAAAAATAAGAACTCCAGAGTATGTTTGGGATGAATTAACAAATGAACAAAAGTTTTTATCTGCTATTGAACGTAGTGGTATAGCTTCTGTATATGGCGATGTTGCAATGAATACTGTTCGAGCAGTAACGCAAGCAGGATTAAATGATCCAACTAATGATCCATTAAATTTGGCTTTTTATGGTAAAGATGGTTATACAGAGGCAGCTACTACTATTTTAGGGTCTGGTGTTTCAACAATTAAAGACTTTTCTGATGGTGTTATTGATATTTACGATGGCAATTATGGTAGTGCATTAAAAGAATTTTATTTAATGTTGCCATATTCTGAATTGTTTTGGTTAAAAGAAGATTCGAGGGCAATGATTAATAATGTTGCCAGATCGATTGATTCAGATTAAAGAAAATGTATAGTAAGGAGCATAAATGGCGATAGCAATAGCAAATAACACCCCAAGGGTAAATTATACGGTTGCTCAAGGAGCAAGCCAAACTACTTTTGCTGTTCCTTTTGATTTTTTCGATGATGATGAAGTTAAGATCTATGTAGATGGCACTCTGAAGACGATTACAACTCACTATTCGATCTCAGGAGGCAATGGAACAACTGGAACAATAACTATGGGCAGCGCGGTTGTAGGCGCAACTGGCGGCTCATCAGTAGCGGTTGTAAGAGACGTTCCCATCGAGCGAACTTCAGACTTTAGTGCAGGTGCAGCAATTAGTAGACCTGCTTTGAATGAGCAACTTGACGTTTTGACAGCTTTAGCTTCTGATTTGAATGATCGGGTTGGTAGAACACTTCAGTTAAATGATTACGAACCTGCTGCTACATTAGAATTGCCAGCATTAGCTGCTAGAAAAGGTAGGGTTATAGGTTTTAATGCTTCAAATGGTAATTTAGAAGCTGGGCCTTTGATTGCTGATGTCGAGACTCTAGCGCAAGTTACTGCTGACATTGCTACGTTAGGTGACATCGAAGACGGCACAGATGCTACCGATGCAATACAAACAGTAGCTGGGATTGCGTCTAACGTAACAACAGTAGCTGGGATTTCATCTAATGTTACAACAGTTGCTGGTATTAGTTCTAATGTTACATCTGTAGCTGGTATAGCTGGCAATGTAACTACAGTTGCTGGCATAAGTTCGGATGTAACTGCTGTTGCTGGCAACAGTACAAATATAAATTTAGTAGGTTCAAACATTTCAAACGTTAATGCACTAGGCCCATTAGCTAGTGATATTTCAACAGTCTCAGGAATTTCAGCAAACGTTACGACAGTTGCTGGAATTGCTAGTGATGTATCTGTTGTTTCAGATAATGCACTAGCTCTTTCGATTGCCTTAGGATAGGAGAATACAATGGCAGATGATGCAGTAGTCGTTTCGCAGGTTACAGTTTTACCAGATGAGATAGCAAAAACTATTTCAAATACAACGACTGTTCCCCCTGCTGACGCAAATGATAAATGGTACTACAAACTTACAAGTGTAAGTAATGCAAGTACAGACTTAATAGCTGGTAACTTTATAGATTACACAGCAGTAGATGATGACACAGCACCAGTTGCGGTACACACAGCAGACAAAGTAAAATGGTTGTTTGTTCAGAATAAAGATTCAACAAATCATGTTTATATTGTTATAGATGGCGGCACTGTTACTTCTTCTATTGGTGACGCGCTTTATGTAGGTGCTGGGCAGCATATGTGTATCCAGATTCCAAACACAACAGTGGCTGAAGTACACGCAATTTCAAGCGCAAGTACAGTTAATTGTGTAGTGGCTGCACTCATTGATGACGTAGCGTAGAGGTAATTTAACATGGCTAACACATTTACAAATTCGCTAGTCAAAGATGTTGGGGTAACACCTATTGCTAGTTATGTTGCCCCAGCTTCAGCGACTTCAATTATGATTGGTGTAAATTTATCAAACACAACCGCAAGTCAAATCAAAGTAGATGTGCAGCTAGAAAGCATTTACCTTATTAAAGGTGTACCTATTCCAGCTAACTCTGCGTTGTCTCCTCTTGATGGAAAAATTGTTATGAAGGGTGGACAGGAGTTAAAAATTACTTCTGATACTGCTTCAAGCAGTGATGTAGTGGTTAGCATTCTGGAGATTACTTAATGGCTGGATATATAGGCGCACGTTCTGTAAGTTTAAACACAACTGTAGCTACAGCCCAAGACGTTACGGCTACAGATACAACGCCAGAAGTAACCATAATAAATAACACCCATGAGGATACTGATGGTGGGCGTGAAGGTAAGGTTATCTTCAAAGGTCAACAGTCTGGCGGTGAAGAAAGTACACTAGCTGAAATTCAAGGTAGCCATGATGGTACGGCTGACGATGAAAAAGGCGATTTAATATTTAAGACTAATGACGGCTCTGATGGTGCTAGTCCTACAGAGCGCATGAGGATTGACTCCAATGGTTCTATCCTCACAGCAACACTAGGCACAGACAACGTACACTTAGGTGAAGGCGCAGGAAACAGTATAGCTTCTGGTGGTAACTATAATGTTACTATTGGTAAAAATGCAGGTACTGCAACTACAACAGGTGATGACAATGTTGCAGTAGGAAATTTAGCATTAAAAACCAACACTGGAGGTGGTCAGAATGTTGCTGTTGGTTCTGAGGCTTTAGAAGATAATACAGGTGGAAACAACGTTGGTGTTGGTTTTAAAGCACTGCACGCTAACAGCAGCGGAGCTAACAATACTGCGATAGGTTCTTTTTCTTTAGCTTCAAATACTATAGGTAGCTCTAATGTTGCAATCGGTAATGATTCTATGGATAGCAATACAGAAGGAGAAAAGAATGTAGCTGTAGGTGTTGATGCACTTCAAGCTAACACAACAGCAGATGGTAATACTGCTCTTGGGTGGAGTGCTTTACAAGCTGTATCGTCTGGTGAAAACAACACTGCTGTCGGAGCTTATGCTGCTTATAACAATGTAGGTGAAAGTAATACAGCCGTAGGTTATTATGCTTATGCTGATGGAGTAAGTGGTGATTTTAATAGCTGCTTTGGTTTTAGAGCAGGAGAAGATATAAGTACATCCTCAGATAAAAATACCTGCATTGGTGCTTATGCTGGAAGCAATATGACTAGCAGTGCAACTAACAATGTAATGTTAGGATATGATACAGCCACAAATGCCGCTAATGATGATTACCAAATTATTATAGGCACACAAATGAATGGCGTTGGTCCAGAGTATTTTACTTTCGGTAATAATTCTCGAGGAAGAGTTTACAATCAATTTTCCGCTAATGCCTCTTGGACAAGAACATCAGATGAGCGCATAAAAAAAGACATCGAAACAAATACTGATTGCGGTTTAGATTTTATAAACGATTTAAGGACTGTTACTTACAAATGGAAACCACCTTCGGAACATCCTGAAACATTTCTAAGCTACGACAAAGATATTACAGAAGCATCACATACAGAAAAAATGTATGGATTTATTGCTCAAGAAGTTAAAGCAGCAATGGACACCCATAACATTACTGGGTTTAATGGTTGGCACGTTACACCAGAAAGCCAAGGAAGTCAGCAAGGTGTTTCTTATGAAATGTTTGTTATGCCTTTGGTTAAAGCAGTTCAAGAGTTAAGCGCAGAAGTTGAAACTCTCAAAACCAAAGTAGCAGCATTGGAGGCAGAATAATGGCTGGATACATAGGTGACATTCCTGTTCCACAGGCTACCCAAACAAGGCAAACATTTACTGCTACTGCTAGTCAAACTTCGTTTCCTACGATTGGCTATACTGCTGGGTTCATAGACGTATATCTCAATGGCGTTAAAATCTTAGATGGTGTTGATTACACAGCTACTAATGGCTCTGATGTTGTGCTTACAACAGGGGCTGCACTCAATGACATTTTAGAAGTTACAATATTTACTGCTGTTGATTTAAGCACTGCTGTAGGTGGTGGCAGATACAAAGGTGAGCGAGGCACTAACGGCCCAGCGGCTGCTGCTGGTGACATCTTTAGGGTGCATGAACAAGAGCTTAACACAAACACAACAATAGATAGTACAGAAAACGCATTATGCGCTGGCCCACTTACAGTAGCTAGTGG